CTGCATCAATTACAAAGCCCCCCCCCCCCTCTCCTCCTCCTCCTTTGCTAGGTGTGCCCCCCGCCTTCGCTAGGTGGACCCCCCCTCTTTTCGCTAGGTGTATAGCTAATAACATTGTATAGAATCATAACAGCATCGAAACTATTAAGTAATTCAGAATATTGTATATAACTTTGTCATCATGGTACCTGACGTTGCAGCCTGTAACTCTGTGGCACGCCGCATGCATCGTATAATAACAGTCACGTCACTAGGTGTAACTGCGTGACAGTTATACATACGCACATTGCATCCTCTAAAATCAAGGCTGATCAAGAGGTCGGCCTACTTCAAAAGGAGCATCCACGATGAAAAAGCTATTAATCGTCGCTGCGATCGCTGCAGCGCTATGGCCCACAAATAGCAAAGCTGAGATACAGAATGACAAGATCGCGCACTTTAGCCTGTCCTTCGCGATCAATGCTGCAAGCTATGGCCTCTGCCAAGTGATAGTGCGCGGCTCGAATGAGCGCGCTTCTTTTGCACAGCAATTTCAACTCGTCGAGCCTGCTCAGGATCATACCGCGTTCTGTCGCGTGTTCGGCGTGTTCACCGCTGCAATGGCCGGACTAGTGAAAGAAGGTATGGATCGGTCTAGGGGCGCGTCCTTAGCAGATTCGCGCGGTGATCTAATCGCCGATGGCCTAGGAATTGCAACGTTCACGATCCTTAGCATTGCATTGGACTTCTAACCCCAAGGAGGATAACATGAAGACGATTAAAGATCTTGAAGTCGCTGCCGACATTCTGCTAGACTGGCTGAAGTCCGAGGATCTGAGCGACGCTGAAGTGTGGATCCTCATGGTCGAGCACTATCTAATCCTTCAATTAATAGAGGAGAAGAAGTATGAAGCACGAATTCAAGCTTGTAACGGTGAAGGGTTCACGCAACCCTGAAAGCCTTGGCAAGCATATGCTCACGTTCGACGTGCCTAATACCCCTGAAATCAATGGGTGCAAGGCAAGGCTGTATTAGGTTCGTGTGTGAGAACGGGCTTGTTACACGTTGGTTATGCGGCGGACATTGAAAACAGGCGGCGCTTAAATGAGACCTTTCCGAGCGGAGACAGGATTGAAGGATAACAATACCGTCGAAATTCGCAAGGCACGCCGCGCCGTGTGGGATCTTGCAGAAAAACACTTGCTTCCTCAAGCAGCAGAGGTTAGATTCAATACGACAAAGAAACAAGGGAGTTACTCGCATGAAAGGCTATAACTGGTTGACTCAGAATTCTAAGATTGCAAAAATGACAGGAGTGAAGACGTATAACTGGAGCATTCCCGCATACAGTTCAACTACTGGAATGAAGACATGCCCGAATGCTGCAGCATGCGCGAAGGGATGCTATGCCACCATGGGAGCATACCGCTTCAGTCACGTGGCGTCCGCATTCGAGCGGCGATTGAAGCTGTCTCTCTCCCCACGTTTCACGCTCATTATTAACGCCGAACTGAAGCGACGCAAAGTTAAGAGACTGCGTATTCACGACAGCGGAGACTTCTACAATGAGGAGTATCTAACTAAATGGCTGTCAATTATACGTGCTAATCCGACAGTGCAATTCTATACGTATACCAAGATGGTTTCCTTGTTTAAACAATACGACGCTGAGGGTCTCATTCCATCAAACTTCATTGTTATATACTCATACGGCGGGACTGAAGACAAGTTGATTGACCGCAACGTTGACAGGCATTCGTGGGTATTCTCAAGTCTTGAAGCCTTACAAGCGGCAGGTTATGCTGATGCATCAAAGGACGATGCGCAGGCTTTGGGAGACAATCCACGTATCGGGCTCGTATACCATGGTGTAAAGTCATACACCAATACAGACTGATCTAAAGTCAATTAAGACAAGTCACACTGAAGAAAAGGAGTCTATATGCCAGTAAGACTAGTTGACTTATCACAACCTGAACACTTCCATACGTTCAAAGCCTTTGAACAAGGAAGAACTATAGCAAAGTCCGGGGCACGTTGGCTTCGATGGCTTAAACTTCTCTTAATTCTGGGCTTTGTTGTAACCTTTACTTTATTTAAAATTGCCTTTGACTCTTAACAAAGGAGACATTAAAATGTCATCGTCACATTCAATTGAGTACCGAGGCTATAAGATTTCCGTTACTGATCAGCCTCTCTATATTGTGGAGACCGGGTCAAAGGGCTCGGCTTGCTTTCTTCACATTGAAGATGCAAAGGACTTCATTGACAATCGAGTAAATTCGCCCTATCCCACCAAAGGAGATTAACAATGGATCGAACAGTCTATCGCGGAATAGTCATCGACCAGATTGATGTGAACGGATCAACCGTGTTTTCCGTACACTTCGGTGCGACGGATCACACTTCATTCTATGATACCGAAGCCGATGCATGGGAAGCGATCGATCAATACCTTGACGGATCGGAGGCCACATGAAGAACGACACACGTTATACTATACTAATCGAGCAGGTTGACAATGGTTTTACACTCACAGTGCGAAGTGAGCCAAGTTATACGACACGAATCACGATTCATCACAATATTGAGAACGTTATGGACGTATTGCATGCTTTACTGGTTCGTATTGAAGCGACCTTCTTAGAACTCCCCAAACCGACAGAGGAGGACAGCCTATGAATACATCTATCTTAAGAACGAGGAAAGCGATCCGGGAAACACTAGCCGATCGACTAGCAGACCTCCCCGTCCCCCCGGACGAAAGAGAATTGCTCGAAGCATTGATCAACTATATCGATCCCGAATGTTATCTCGGCGTCCGTGACGTCCCAGCAGATGAAGCGATATACTTAGAGCAGCTGAAGCAAATTCAGGATGAAGCTTCGGCCATCATCTATGCATATAAGCGGGATATTCACTTAACATAGGAGAAGTACATGCGATTAGAGTATATCGTTGCTCTCGTGGCGATTGTCATTGTAACACTGCGCGAGTTCTATATTCGGAGGAAACTCGCCAGTTTGAAGCGCGCTATTTCCGCAAAAAACATAGAGCTAATACACGAAAGGATCAAAAATGTGCACGAAAAAACTAAACAAGCTGGTCATGATTATCATAATACTCCTCGCCAGTGGCGGCCAGTTGAGAGCGGAAAGCCCGATCCTCATTAACTGCGAGACCATCCTTGACAAGTGCGACCGCTATGTTAAACTACTGGAGGACGAGCGAAAGCTACTCTTTCAGGTTATCCAAGACCAGACGCAGGAAATTGACCGCCTTTCCGCGAATCAACCGCTGATCCCGTGGTACCATTATGCGGTACTCGGTCTTGCAGTCGGGTTGGCGGGGGGAGCAGTCGTCTTCAGCGGAGGAATTCGATGACAGATGCAAACTGCAAGATGCGAGGCTGCACTAGATCGCGGAAACTGACGTGGCATACTTATTGCGACCGCTGCTTTCCAAAAGTTCAGCGACAGTTCGTGTTCCAGTCTCAGAAGGAAGAGGAGCTAGTGAAATTTGACCGCTGGACCCGAGCAACGGGGCGGTTTTCCAGTCATTTAGAAAGGAATAAGGGAGACTAACATGTTTCATATGATCGTCGTCGTCGTGCTTCTAACAATAAATGCATGTGGCAAAACTACCTCGCGCCCCACGCCGCCTTACACTAAACCCACTCCGACACCAACAGTCGAGCCAAGCCCGAGTCCCAAGCCAAGTCCAAGTCCCAAGCCAAGTCCGAGCCCGAAGCCGCCTATTATAATTGTATGTCATAAGCCAGGCTCGAAACAACGAACGCTCAAGATCCCAGTTGCTAAGCTGGCTGCTCATTTGGCCCATGGTGACTACAAAGGAGCATGTCAATAACCCCCCTTGTTACAACCTTTAAGTTATTACTTCAACACTCCGTTATAACTTATAGGATATAAGGGTACCGAGCGGAAGGCATGAAAACCTGGTCAGATATATTGAAAGAGGAATCAGGCAAGGACTACTTCGCGGATATCCAAGCGGCACTTCGCTGGCCCCACTATCCCCCAAGTCCTGACATCTTTAGGGCTCTCATGCTAACACCGCTTGACAAAGCAAAGGTGATCATCCTAGGACAGGATCCCTATGTTAGACAGGGGCAGGCAAATGGATTGGCCTTCTCGGTACCGCGCGGCCAGCCCTTGTCTCCCTCGTTAGTTAACATCTATACTGAAATAGAAGAGTCCTGCAAGGTCCGGATGCCCGCGCATGGTGATCTTGAAGGTTGGGCCAAACAAGGAGTGCTACTATTAAATTCAATCCTGACAGTGACACCAAACTTGCCGCTCTCCCATCATGCCTTAGGATGGCAAACCTTTACAGACAAGATCATCAATGAGCTAGGTAAGGATAGTCGGCCTAGGGTTTTCATGTTATGGGGGAACTTCGCACGGCGCAAGGGAGATCTGATTCAGTCGCAACATTGCAAGCTCGAAGCCGCCCATCCTTCGCCGCTCTCAGCTAGACGGGGCTTCTTTGGGTGTGGGCACTTTAAGAAGGCGAATGAGTTTCTTGAGAAGTCCGGGCAAGTGCCGATCAAATGGGAGGACTTATGATTAGAACACCTGTGTCGCTCGCATCGCTGGAACTTTCGCCAAACCTTGTAAGCGAGTTCATAGAGAAGGCGAACCACCTGCATCAGTACATGAATCGGGCAAGCGCCCCAAACAAGTTTCAGCATAAAAAACTAAATGTTGCCATTGAGCGAGTAGAACAACTGATCTCTGAACTAGAGGAACTTGAGGCAGCAGTAATGAACGGGGACGACGATGAATTTGACTTGATCAAACCGCATTGATAGGTATATTATATATAACAAGAAGGAGATCCCAGTGAAAAAAATAAAACACAGCACGAAACTCAATGACGCAGTAAGTGAAGCTTTTGAGAAAAACCCGGAAGTCATGGCGGACGCTCTCGCAGACGTCTGCCTAAACTACATTTCCGAAGATGAAACCCTCTATGAAGCCGTACACATTGGTTACAACATAGCCCAATTAGCCCGAGATAAAGACGTTTATTCTATTACTGATGTGCCCTCGGGCTCTCCTGATGTTTATTTCGTTGCCGGTACGCCGGAAGAGATTCTGCAAAAATTGACTAGGAGAAAGTGAATCTACCCGGATATCCCGGACGCCTTTTTAAGCTCGCTCATGGCTTTTTCTCCTCGGCAGATTTCTTACCTGGCTTCTCGTCCTCTAGCAATAGCTTTCCCTCTTTTGCCCATTTGATCTCATTCTTTTCATTGAGCATGTCGCGGACCTTGATGTAGCACTGGTCGATCTTGTCGTTTCGGAAGGCGAACACTAGTTCGCTGACGCCAACTCCCTCGATTGAGACTTCAATGAGGTCCGCTTTCTCTTCAACCATCTTGTAGAACACGCGCTCAAGATCTTTTAGCTTTAGCTTCACGTCTTTTCTCCCCTAAAATTTACTCCACGGCTTCAAGAGCTACTCGCGCTAACAATTCACCGCACAGTTCTTGTAACTTAGTCATGCAGCCTCCGGAGTCTTAATGTGAATGTGAACCCAGCCATTTTTAAGATACATGCGAGAGCAGTCTCCTCCGCCGTCGTCATCTAAACAGATGACTTCTTGGGGCTGGATTTCTTGGACGAGCTTTCTGATGATTTCTTGTTTGAACGCTGCCGCCGCTCTCCAGTCTTTTTCGGGACGCATGAGCAGCGGTAACTTAGGTAGCCTAAACTTTTTAAGCCAGCGACTCGTAACTTTTCGAAATCTTTCTGAACGACCGGTGAGATAGAAAGCTTCAGTGGTTCCAGATTTACTAAGTAGGCCCTCAAGCATCTGTCGCACAGGTTCAAGAACATTGTCACGAGCGAGCGTTTTTTCATTTTGAATCCTATCTAGCCAGAACTGAAAGGCGCGCTTGTTGCGGCGCTTAGGCTCTGGCCCAGCTTTAGCTAAGCGCGGACGAATGTCCGCAATTGTGCCATCAATGTCACAAATAATGAGTCGTTTTTGTGACTTACTCTTCATCCTCACCAACCCTGCTAAGTTCCTTACGCAAATACTCGATCTCCGCTAGGAGACGCTCAGGCTTCGCGCACTTTGCACAGCGAACCATGCACCAACCGGCACTAAGCAAGACACCGGGCGCAGCACAGTGTTCACAAGTAACCTCAGACTTAGCCTCAGCTTCCCTAATCCAGACAGCAACTTGTTTACTTTGTTCTTCAGTTAAACCATACTCGTCTGTATAAAAGCGCAGAGTACCATACTTCTCTTTTACCTGGCTGGCCTCAACTCTTGCACCGTCTGGTAGTGTTTTATTTAAGGCTTCGATCTTGCTGGATAGATCATAAAGTATGTCATACCAACCATCACCACACTCAAACCCCCAACACATGCAAGTCTCTTGCATCGAGAGGTCACGTTGTCTATAAAGAATAGGAAAGCTTTCACAAAGTGCTTTGTCAGCCAATTTATTCATTATTGTTCTCCCTTACCCGTAGCTCCGACCTCTGGTCGATAGCGATCATCCATCTCAGGATGTGTTGCTTCATACTCTAAAAGAAACATGGCTTCACAAAGAAGATGAGCTATATGACTCAACCCCGTTTCCGGGTCTTTGTCTTCGCCATCGTTATAAGCGGCAAGGTGTCGATAACAAGCACCAATAATCCTTGAATAAGAAATACCTTTTCGCCAGTTGTGACTTTCGTACTTTTTAGCGCCAAATGTAAGGACTTTAGCAAGCTCAATAAGCGCCTTGGACGATATGAGTTCCATTCGTGGTTTTTCTTGATCATGTTTCTTTCCTCCAGATGGCATGCTAGTCCCCCTTTCGCCGACGACTAAGGCTGATCCTTTTATGACTACTCCTACTTGGTTTAGGTCCCGTATCCGAAGCTCCCTCCTCTCTTGCTTTAGAAAGAGAGATTGCAATAGCCTGCTTTTTGGGATACCCGGAACGAACCAGTTCCGAGATATTGGCACTAATGACTTTTCGAGACCGACCTTTTTTTAATGGCATTTATATCTCCACGTCATGTTCTTTTAAGATCGCCCAGAACTTCTCATAAACCTCTGCATGTTTGGCTTCGCCATACTTTGAATCTGCCCGCAGAAACTGATATAAATCCCACAGAGCGGAGTAGTAATCACCCGCCTTCATGGTCATTTTATATTCGTCGTTCTCCTCAGGTAAACTAAATTCTAGGCTTGCTTTTGGCATGTACTAATCCTCCGGTAACTTCCATTGGTCCTTAACCGAAACATTAACTTGAGCATGTCGAGTTGGGGCTTGCCACCCATAGATCTTCATAAGTAGTTCAATGATTTTGATTCGTAGCATAGGAGCGGTCATCTCATCATCTAGCATGCGGTATAATACTTCAGCCGCCTTTCGCGTCACGCCAGGATAGTCTGTCTCAAGCTGGGCTTGCAACGCATTCTGAATGCGGGGGTTCTTCATTAACTCATGACCCATCTGGGCTGCACTATGGGGGGTAGTCGGACGATAGCCAGCAGCGACTACCGCCTCAGAAGCTGGCTTGCCAGTTGAAACTTCGCGAACGAATCGCTCCTGCTTTATCGTCAATTTCTTTGAATCATTACTCATACTTTAGACTCGCGTAACATCATCAATGGTAATCATGGGTTAGGCGCCGAAGATCCCTTCAAGCTCGCGCTCGACATCGGATTCCTTAATATTTTGCGCAAGTGAAAGCTCCTTCACCAAAAGTGTCTTGGCCTGATCGAGAAGCTTTCGTTCCCCGAAGGAAAGATCTTTGTCATGCTTCAGAAGAAAAAGGGCGCGCAAGACCTCGGCGATTTCCTGCACCTGCCCGGTATGGATTTTCTCCATATAATCGCGGTAACGCCGGTTCCAGGTCTGATGGTCGACGGGCGTATCATCACGCTTACGCAAAATCTTATAAACCTCTTCCACTTCCTTTTGCTTGATAATGGGACGCAAACGCTGACCAGAGGTTTCGATAGGGACAAAAACTTTTTTGGGGGCGCCATTATCCTGGATCTCAAGGATATAGAAACGATGCTTCTTGCCGGGGGTGCACTCTCGCTCCTCGATCCCTTTCACAATCCCTACCCCATGCGACAAATATACCGCGTTATCACCCACTTTAAATTGATGCATAACGATATGAACCCCTTTGCGTTACGGATGACAGCTTATACCACAACTCACCTTGGTTTGCATCCTGTTTAGACACTTCAGCGACCCGAAGCAGGAAAAACTGCAGTTTTTAATTAAATAATTTCGATAACTTACAAAAATCGACATTAAGACACATCACAGCATTTGACCCCGGATAGGGCCACCCTTATTATCCGGCTGGGAGCGAAATACCTACCGAATGCAGCCATCTCTTCCCATGCTTTGCCTCGCTTCTGAATCGCCCAGGCGTTCGGCTATTTTGGAAACACTCGGATTGAAGTTTCGCGTGCTTCCTCCCAACGCGAACGAATCGCTCCTGCTTTATCGTCAATTTCTTTGAATCATTACTCATACTTTAGACTCGCGTAAAATAATCATACTGTTCCGACAGCTCCCACAAGGTAACTAGAAAGCGCACGCCCTGTTTCGTTGTGTAGTAGTGGGGCTTAAATGTCCAACCAATAATATAGTCCTTTTTCTTTCCACGTGCTGGAAGAACACAAAGCACGCCCACTCGCGTAACATCATTTGTGAAAGACTTCATTAATTAACTCCCGAACAACGGAAATTTGGATATCCAACGTGCGCCGATTCTTTTTACTTGCATACGTGTGAGCCATCTCAAGCCGCTTTAAAAATTCTTCAGCATGACGTAAGCGCGCGTCATTTGCAGGAGCAACTTTTGGTTGTGACGGTAAGGGCCGGACTGTCTCAGGTGCACGAATTGCTTGCTGCATGGTAAGGGCAACTTCCGAAGCATCGATCTCGTCATTCTCAATAACTGGCGGCGGCTTTCGCGGCGGGGCTTCAAGAAAGATATAGTCAAAGCCAGGAAACTTTTCCCTCAGTTCGTTAATACTGGTACAGGTGAAGGGAAATGCCCCTGCCGGGCTCTCCCCATGAGACTTCACAGGAATGGGTCGGCCTAGGGAGTCGAGGTGGACCGTAAAGAGCGTTCCCTGTTTTTGCACCATTAATTTAGTGGCCTCTGGCATTTGTAATCTCCTCAAGCCATTGCTGTTTGTCAACTACCTGAAGTCGTTGAATTAGCCGGGGGTACTGGGAGAGGAAGGATAACGCGTCTTCATAAGCCTCATCCTCCCTCTCTTTAACCAGGCCGACCAAAGGCTCCCCTAGCTCATACCGCAACACATCGTCAACCGCTTGTGCCAACATGTGTAGTAGAACGATACGAGACATAATCGAGCCTTCTATTTATACCCTAACATATATTAATTAGCTTTGCAAGTGGAAGCTGCAGATGCGAGGCGGGGGCAGTAGACAGGGAAAGCAAGACACTAGGCCGGGGGGGATATAGGAATATCCTAGCATGAATTTTACAATTTGTCAAGTGTTGACCGCTTTTTTGAATCGTGGTAGGGTTAATACATGAAGCAACTAATCAAAAAAATAGTTCAGTATGCAACGTCACAGCAGCGACTACACTTTCGGGATCGTCGGGGCCATTATGCCTCGCAAAATCTTAAGTGTCTCAGAGACCAATACTGGTCTTGGATCGCCGAACCCATAACCAATCCGACAGATCTAACCGGCGCTATGAAAATGCTTGCTGGCGAAGCTCTCGAAAAGGGTTTACGCGATATGATTCTCAGCAATCTGCACCTGCTTGGGATCCATTTGATTGGCTCTCAAGTTCCCGTCGGCGGCTCTAACCCGAACTGGGATGGGTATGTGGATGATGTGCTGGGTGTTAAGGAAAATGCGACCTGGGATAACTTTGTTTTAGAAATCAAAACCAAGAGTGGCGTTGGTGCAAATAAGCTGTTTGAATCGCCGGAACCAGATCTCGGCCATCTCACACAGATTGGCCTATATCTCCATGATCTCTACTCAAAGGCTGGGATTAAGAAAGGTTGCTTGCTCTATTTTCTTCTCTCAGATTCCCATTTCGGGGATATGATTCAGATTAACTGCAGTTATGATCCTGAAACGCAGACTGTACGTGCAACTGACTTTGAAGATTCGAATGGGCGGACCGGATCTCTGACCGTGAGTGTTAATATCAAAGACGCACTCAAACGTTGGGAAATTTTAGACTACCACATTGCAAAACGGATTCCCCCACAGGGCGAATACAAATACATCTATCCGCTGGATCAAGAAAGCATGCGAGATATTTCGGATTCACAGCTTCGTAAGATCATAAAGAAAGAATCCGTGCCGGGTGATTGGCAGATTAAATACTCGAATTACAAGGATAAGGCTTTAGCCGCTGATGGCTGGACTTCAGAACGGATTGAAAAAGAAATGGATCGTTTGGCTGTACTAGCAACGACTGAATATCGACGGCGTTTCCCTAACACTAAATACTAGGAAGTCGAGGATTTTCGGGTAACCGAATATATAAACAAAAGGAGTAATCTCTCCTTACTAACCTGAGGTGATACTAATGACTGGTAACGGACAAAAACGACAAGATGACTTGGGCTTTGGCTACAAGTCTGAATATACTGATAAGCGGACTAACCAAAACGTAGTCTACATTAAGGTTCTCATCAAAGCAGAGCAGCTTGCAAAGCTTCATGTGAACCAGCGGGGCTATATTGAACTGTCTATCTTTCCTATGACTGGCTTAAAGAAGTCTGCGAAGTCGCCCGACGTGGTTGTGAAGCCAACACTGTCACGAAAGAATGGCGCTGCGGCTGGGGTCTCTTCGACTGCCAATGCAGGAAAGGTTGCGGGGAATGCTCTCCCGTTCTAAATTCAAGCTGGGCAAGCCAGAAGATTGTGAGAGTTTTCTCTCCTACGTGAACCGAAAAGTTCATGGTATAAAAACTGGCTTGCCTTCTCTTGACGCCAGCTTGCTGGGTCTTCAAGGAATTGTTTCCTTAGTTGGGGAGCCGAAGGCTTGCAAAAGTACTTTGGCTCTTCAAATCGCGCTGCATAATGCCCGGCAGGGCGTTCCTGTTTTTTTCATCGATCGAGAAAACGGCTGGCATTATATGGAGCAAAGGATAATATCCAATTTTTATGACATGCCTTGGCAAGAATTCTGCCGGAGATCAGATGAGATTAAACTTAAGAACTTTCAAGCCTTGGGGTCACTGCCTTTTGAGCTTTGTACTGAAAATTTCACGCAGGCAGACCTTGATGAAGTGCTCACAAGTATTGCGGCAGAAAATCCTAACGCACAACAGATGCTCCTAGTAATTGATTCCTTACACAAACTGCCTATGCAGCTTGATAACATGCGCTCGTCCGTTGATGGTTGGCTTCTTTTTTTAGACTACCTTAAGTTGAAATTCAATCGCAAGTTAACTATACTAATCACTTGTGAAAAGCGTCGGGGGGCTTATGGGGAAGCAATGCGTGATGCCGCTAAGGAATCGGGACGAATCGAGTACACGGTCGAGCAGCAGTTTGATATGCGGATAAATCGCGAACGGAAGGAAATTATCCTAGAATGTATGTACAATCGGCACGGGCCTGCGGATCAATCCATCATACTTGAAAAGGTCTGCAAGGGTGGCCGGGATGATCGTAGCTTTATCTTTAAACTACGAGAACAAGAAGTGATCCCAATATGAAAATTTCGACGTTAGAAGAACTCTGTCAGAAACATGATCAAGCATGTAGGATGCTTGCTGAATATTGTATGTCTAAGCATCTGTACAAAGGAAAGCGAATCAGGCGCTATGCAAAGGCGTTGAAGGTTTCTCGAAGTGCGGTTCTCATGTCCGTAATTCGTGACTATGCGGAACAAAAATGCTAATAACTCTTGACATAGAGACAACGGGGCTAAACCCCCGCCTAGATCAAATACATGGCGTGGGGATTGCACTAAATGCAGCAGAAGCCACTTATTATCCTATCGAGGATCGTGCAACAATCCAAGCGGTTCTTGACCAGGCTACGGATATCGTAGGGCATAATTTGCGCTTTGACCTGAAATTCCTGCGAATGCGGGGCTTCAGGATCGCGGCGCGGATCTGGGACACTAAACTGCTAGCACAACTGCTTGATGAAAACCAGGAGCTGGGACTAAAGCCCCTCTCGGAGAAGTGGCTCGGCGCCTACTCACTTGAGGGGAAGCGGGAGATTGATCGCGCCGTTGCTGCGATCAAAGGCAAGAGCGTAGCAGACCTCTGCCGAGCCGATTTAGCCGACTCTAGCCGCCCCTACCTAGGTCTAATAGGCAAGTACTGCAAGGAAGATTGTCTAAATACTTATCGCTTATGGGAAATATTTAGGGACAAGATGAAACAAATTGATATGACTATGCGCGCCTGGGGGTTTTCAAAAACTATCCGAGATTACTTCCTCGAAGAAGGGATGCCAACTGAAGCTGTTTTGATGGATCTGGAACTTAAAGGAATTCGCATAGATACTCTGCAGCTTATTCGTTACCGAGAAACACTTGACAAAGACATCCAAAATAAGTTAGGGTGTTTATATGACCTCTGCAAAACCGAGATTGAAGAAATTGAGGAAGACCTCTACCAAGAAGCTATTAGCCTCCGTAAGAGCGAACGTGGCAAACAAGGCGTCAAGCGTCAATCCGATAAGCACGGCACCAAATTTAATTGGCAGAGTGCAGATCACCTACGTGCGTTGCTCTTTGGAAAGCTTGCTCTTAATCAAACGGGTATTGAGACTACTTCTACGGGGGCTCTTTCGACTGCAGAATCCGCTATCAAAGTTTTGGCTTCCCGTTATTCAGAGAATACGCGAGAAGGACAAATACTTAAAATCTATCAGACCTGGAAAAAGCAATTGAAGTTGCTCACGACATATACGGGTGAAGATAAAGGACTTCTTTCCCACGTTGAAAACGATCAAATCTATGCAGAGTACCTCCAATCAGGGCGGGGCAAAGAAGGAACACGCGGGGGGACAGTTACTGGTCGTCTGTCCTCACGCAACCCCAACATGCAGAATTTGCCCCGAGGGTCTGAGATTAAACGTTTCTTCATTCCTGACCCTGGCCATGTCTTCATTTACTTCGATTACTCACAGTTGGAGCTGCGCTTAGCGGCCCATTTGAGTCAGGACCCAATGCTTCTGAAGGCTTACAATGAAGGACTCGATCTACATGAGATAACAGCTAAGACTATTGGAGAAGACCGCCAGACGGGTAAAACTGTTAACTTCGCGATGATCTATGATGCGAGCCCGTATAGGCTGGCACAGATCTTGACGAAGCCTCCTGAAGTTTGCGCAAAAATCATCGACGGCTTCTACTCAATTTATCAAGGTTACAAGGCGTACCTGGAGCGACAGCGGGATTTCATGTGCAGACATGGGCTGGTGGTTTCAGAGCTGGGGCGGGTCCGCCGCTTGCCGGAACTCAAAAAATTTAACGAGCGAAGCCGAGAGTTTAAGCATGTGATAAAGCAGGGTTATAACTTCCCCATTCAAAGCTTGGGTGCTTCAATTACAAAGCGAGCAATGATTGAATTACACAAAGCCGGAGTCCGCATTGTAACGCAGGTACATGACTCTGTTGTGGTCCAGGTTCCCGAAAATGCAGCGGAACACTTTGCAGTTCGTATCAAGTATCTTGCTGAAAATGTTTACAAGTTGTCAGTTCCGTTAAAAGCTGACGTTAAGATTTTAACCTCACTGTCTGAAACGGACAAGTGGATTAAAAAAGAGGAGAAAACGCATGTCAAACCCGAACAGCGAATTTATACCGGTGTCTCATCTTCGGATGGCTCTGCGCTCGTATATCGAACAGCTTGATGAAATGCCTGAAATTAAAGAGGCGGCGCTGGTTTATAGTGTGCTACTTGTTAATCCGAAGAATTTGCTTGATGTTGAACAACTTAAGACGCGCCTACGCAGGCTACATGCTGCTCTTGGAGAACTGAAAGAAGATGATCCTGTGCAAGTAAAAATCAACGTAATTCCTCGAAATGAAATTGATGATCGTTTAAGTGCAGGAGTGCAAAAGAAGTATGAAACGAAAATCAATCTCTCTCAACCGGCGCCAGTCAGCGCGCCGTCCGGCGCGGAAATCCAAGCTGTCGCTAAAGCAGACCAGTCCGCCAGCTAAACCAAGGCTTCGTCTATTTATTGACCCGGCTTCCATCTCAACTGGCTGGGCTCTGTTTAACGAGCGTAAGTTTGTAGCAAGTGGAACGATTGATATTGATAATGAGTTACCTGTCTTTAAGCGGCTATCAGCGCTCTATCGGCAGTATAAACAAACTGCTACTATTAAGTTAGATGAGGTTCACATTGAGCAGCTTCCTCGAAATTGCCATGTTTATACTCATTGGTCTGTCGGTGTTATTGGGAGTTCTCTTGCTGATATCTGCAGCGATATTCGAGCGGACATTCCTATCCAATCTTGGCAAAAGTTCTGTGAATGGAAGAGCAAAAGAACCCCACTTGTATCTTATCAAGGGCGGGTCAAATCGGAGGACGAACTCGCAGCGATAGGTATGGGTCTTTATTGGGTGGATCAATTTGCTAAGGAGCCAGATGAAAAAGCCTAGGATTTTACTCTATGACCTGGAGACCAGCCCCAATCTGGCTTACGTGTGGGGAAAATGGAAGCAGGACGTGATCGCCTACGAAACAGAGTGGCAGCTCCTGTCGGTCTCCTGGAAGTGGCTTGGCGAGGAGCGGATACATTGTGTCACAGCTCAGGGGCAACCGAGCGACCGGCAGCTAGTTAAGTTGCTTTGGGGGCTTTTCAACACTGCCGACGTAGTCATCGCTCACAACGGCGACCGCTTCGACCAGAGGAAGGCTCGCGCACGCTTCCTCTTTTATGGACTCAAGCCCCCCTCTTCCTTTGCTAGCGTTGACACCCTCAAGGTGGCAAAGAAGCACTTTCATTTGAACAGCAATCGACTTGATGATATTGGAAAACTATTAAATGTTGGGCGAAAAGTCAAGCACACGGGCTTCGACCTTTGGCTAGGTTGTCTGAAGGGTGACCCCAAGAGCTGGGCTTTGCTGGAGCGCTACAACAAGCAGGATGTGCGGCTTTTGGAGCGGATCTATCTAAAGATGCTTCCCTGGATTGATAATCATCCTAACATGGCGCTTTTAAAAGGGCGGCAAGGTTGCCCTGCTTGTGGCAGCCACTCTATCGGCAAGAATGGTGTCCGAGCGACCACAAAAAGCTTACAGCAGCGCTGGCGCTGCAATTCCTGTGGCTGCTCGTATACAACAAAACGGGATTCAAATGGCATATGAACTGGTCGAGGCGTGGTGCAGTTTCTAGGTCTGCCTGATGTGACAAGTAATGGCGAAAGAATATCGGGTTTCCCGACCTGACATCTGATGGCCCAGGTAAGAGCTGGTCTGTGCCAGCCGCCAGTTTTTTCATCTGGTCCGCAAACCCATGCGGGGTAACTCCGAAGTCTGCATAGGGGACGGGGAGCCAGCTCAGTTTAATTTAAAGCTGCGAGAACAACCACAAGTTGTCATATAGGAGGCAAAGTAAACCATGTTTGTTAAAAACTTCCCTGGCCGCCGGGACATGCGACGACGCTCGGCTCTCCTCCGTCTGAAAAAGGACTCCGACGCTTATCGTCAGACTGAAGCAAAACTCATTACAAACGCTGAACAGATTCAAACCAAGAAGCGACGAGAGCCTCGTAAAGGCAAATAAACCTATCAAGGAGAAAAACACTAATGCTTCATATTGAACGCGGATCTTTTCCTCCCCCAAAACCGCCGGGGGCTCGTCTTGATACGCTGCTCTTAATCTGTATGGCGATCATAACAGCCATCTTGTTGACACTCTATCGAATGGGGGGCTAATGATGTTTATGGCACAGCCAGTCTACATTCGCTTTTGGGATCACGCGATGAATTCCGGTGAAGATGCGGCGCTTTGTAAATGTGAGGTGCTAGGGTTTCTTTATAAGAAGGATCGGCGGGCCTATTACGTAGCAAGCTGGATTGCGGATCAGACGCTCGATGCGAATACCGAGCAGTTTTCGATCCTCAGGAAAGCAGTGATTCAAATCACATATTTGGAGCCAAGAAAAGGAAGAACGAATGAGCGAAAGAGAAGAACTTCTAAAGCAAGTCGCAGGGCTAAAAGAGCAGATTAAGATTTTATATGAACGTGTCCGCTACTTACAGATGTGTAGTGACTCGCTTGATGAGAGGGTTGCAGACCTCGAAGAAGCCTGGGAGACGGGCGAGATGCCAGCTACGGATTCTTTTTTGGACGATCCCGATGAAGACTTTTAATCAACACGTAGCCTGAAATTAAGCCCCCGATATGTGCTAGAGTCGCCACTCCGGCGAAGGTGCTAGCTAGCAGTACACTAGCCTGCCAATAGAGAGCTGCAAAGAAACACCCCAGGCCGACCCACTTAGTCCACTCTTTCTTCCCCCCGAACAAAGCGCATGCGGCTCCCATTATACCGAAATCTGCTCCGGATGAGCCAATTAACCCCGTATGAAGCCCGAAGGTTGTGATATGCAGCAGAGCGGCGAAGATGCCGGTCAAGAAAAAGAGCTGCAGAAAGCGCTTAACTCCCAGCTGCTGCTCCACGTAAAGCGCGTAAGGGTACACAAAAATGAAGTTCCCAAGCAGATGATGGATATTAGCGTGCCCTACTTGATGAGTAAGGAGCCCGATTAGAAATTGCAGCGGGGTTGCTTCAAATGTGATCAGTGCAACCCGATCGGCAAAAGGAAGTAATATAAATGATATAATTAAAAGCCCCGTGATACCCATCGTAGATCTCCTAATGAAAGACTTGTGACGACAGGAATTGAACAACTCCTGTAACAAATAGTGAAACTACTGCAGCCATACCAGCGACACGAATCCGCAGGCGAACGAGATCGGTCTGCATAGAGACCAACTCTTTTTTGATCTCTCCAAATTCTTTAATTGCGAGTTTAGAATGCTCGTTAGTCAAGACCTCAAGAACAGCCAAGCGTTTATCTATATCATAGAGCAACTTATCGGGATTCATCTGAGTCCTCCTTCTCCTCCGGCTTCGGGTTTGCTCGGAATAGTCGCAGCGGGCTTTCAATCATTTGAAGTAGCTGATCATCCCACGCCCAGCGCGTATAGCGAGCAATGACCTTAAGCCCCCCTAATACCATCAAGAGTGCCTGTACTATCTTCGGAAGATCTTCAGTAATGAAAGTAAGGATTTGATCAAGTCCCATACTGAGCCTCCTTTATAATCAACTGGATGTTCATAGAAGTCCTTAAATGGAACAACATCATAGACAGGACACGTCTTTCCTTGTTTGATTGCACTGGGAAATTCCCGATGTCCGTGAACTGTTGCATGTGGATACCGGCTTCGTAGATCGGCTAAGAGAGTTCTAAGCGATGCGAATTGACTACTAGAAAAATTAGACAGGCCAGCAAGACAGATGCCAATGCTAGAAGAATTCTCTCCTTCACAGTGGGCTCCGATTTCTTCTTCATTTCGACCTCGTTCAATCGTCCCATCCTGCCGGATGAAATAATGATAGCCGATTTTACGAAAGCCTCTGGCTCGATGCCACTGGTCGATTAAAGCTGCAGTCTGCTTCGGTACGTCACTAGCTGAGCAATGCAGAATGATTTTATGAATCGAGCGCACTAATCCCGCCCTAGTATCTTATTTAAGCTTTCGACTCGTTGGCGACTCTTCTCCTCTTTCGCTTTGGAGAGGGCCTTTGGGCCTATAAACAAGGCTCGTGCTTTATCTAAACCCTTTATATTAATCTCTTCTCGCCCGATCTTGTAGTAGCCGTCGCGTATTGCTTCAACCCCTTCCCAAGTGTCTTTGGCCTGCCGACCAAAAGGTACAAAGGTTAGGACTTGTTGCTTAAAAAATTCTTTTTTAGCTTCCGCCCGCTTTTCTGGCTCTGCATGCAAGAAGGCCTTTTGAAGCGTCTGCATGTCTGTGATAGCTTTGAACAGCTTAACGGGGCCTGGCTCTAACCCAAATCGAGCTGCGCCGGTTAAAGGGAAGGTAAGCGCGGTGATCTCAGCAGCTTCACGAAAGCCTGCGTAGCTGGCTTCCTTCGGCAATGCAAGCTGAAATGGTCCTACACCACCAACTCCAGCGATATTATAAGCCAGATTCATAGCATACATAGCCCCGACAATCTTCATAAACTCTCGTAGCTTGCTCGTGTTATTAAGTTGGGCGAGCATGGTCGGATCTTTACTAATAAAATTCCAGAGATTGAAACCAAAGGTTTGCATAGGCAGAACGACTTTTGCAAGGCGTCCCCGGAGAATTGCAGGCTTAAACTCGTCACGATAGATTGCATGCAGCATCTGTGCATAATGATCGGCATAGCGGCGGGCAACTTGATCTGCAACGCCATAACTCTTTGCTTGGTCAAACGCGGCAATCCAAGAGGCGCGGGCCATAGCCCGATCGCCGAAATCAAGCATGGTTCCGACGAACTTATCGGCACTCTTTAGGAGGCCGGTATTAACCGGGATAATTTCATCACGCAGCGAGCGGTTACTGAGAAACGTGGAGGTCTTCCGAATTGCCTCGGGAATTGCCTCATCGGACCACCCTTTTGCTAAACCCCCAAGAGTTTTACCCAAACCAGTCTGAAGCGCGGTATGTGTTAGCTGCGAGGGCTGCTGGATAAGAACGCGGAAGCTACCGCCAAGGATGCTGCGGTTGATCGCTGCCTGAAGAGTGGTGGCTGTATCCAGTGTTAACTCGCCGATCCGTCCTAGGGCTTTCACTGCGAGGTCTTTCGGATCTGGAGCCCCCCTCTTAATAGCCGTGTTTAACCATAACGAGGTTGCTTCCTGTATATCTGACGGCATATGAGGCAGCAGAGCTTCTGCTTGCGCGACGGGCTGAATTAGATTAACTTGCCGTCTAGCAGGCCCGATATAAGCGTCTAATGCTTCCAGTATGTCTTGTTTGGCTCGTGTTCCAAGACGTTTCTTACCAAATTGAAAGGCAATGCCCTTGCCCACTTTGGGGCTCACATTAGCTGTGATAGGATCCATTCCTAAGGCATCTAAGGAACTTAGTTCCTGTAAATGGGTAACGTAGTTCTTACGAACTGCGATGGGCTCTAATCCAAACTCAATCCGCTTGGCGTTTATCTCATTAATGAGATCATTATAAATCTTCTTTGTGAAATTGATAAACTCGTGTTGCCGGGGAGTTAGTTGTTTAACTTCTTCAGATGTCCACGCTGCGGGATCTTTATCGGCTAGACGAAATAAAAACTCTCGCTCGACTTTGGAATTGACATCAATTCCCAGCTGCTGAGCTTTATCACGAACGCGCTGTTTTAAAACGATGGTTTCAGCATCGGCGACTGCCAAGGCCTCAGCGATAGGTTCTACCACACTACGCGAAAAGAATCCGCGAGGAGCCCCATCAACTTGGTGTCCAAGCCGAACGATATCATCGAACGAGAATGCAGAAGCGCGAAAGGCACTTTGTAGCTGACCGGCCACCCCAGGCAGATTGCTGAGTGGTTTTAAGGCGCGAGCCTGCTCAACTTGTTCTGGGGTTAAGACGATCCCTTGGCGACTTACTGTATCTGCAATTAGCCCTGGGTTTTCCACATACTCCAAGGCCTTGTGATATGCTTCAACTCCGGGCCCATCTAGTTTATTTTGTATCTGTCTTGCGAGCTTAGCGCGTTCCCAAGCATTCTGACTAATCTGGCGTTGTAGAGTTCTAATCTGAAAGGGAGTTTCGAGATCAGGAACAGATGCATTTGCATTTGCTATCTGTGCGTTATAGGCTACTTTTAATCCAGTATTTTCATCGGTTAGTTTTTGGAGTTGTTTGGCCCATTCGAGCAGCTGATTTGCATCGTCTATTGCGATCTTTTTTGCTAGAATCTTTTCAGGACCATAAATCTTTTCTAGAGATTCAGCAATCGTTTGCTGTTCCGGGATGGTAAGAGCAAGCCTACGTGCAAAGAGACGTTCGACTCCTCGCGTGACTAACGCCTTTGTTGCACTACTTGCTGCCTTCGCAAGAGGCCCAACAGAGCTAATAATGGTAGGATCAGAGATAAGTTCTAGGATTTTTTCGCGAGCATTCTTGGCTTCAATATCAGGTCGCAAGAAGGGTTTCAATTGAGGGACGGCTTCGACAGCTGCCTCAAACAACGGCTGCGGCTGCTCGCCAGTAAACTTCGTTCCAGCAAACTGTTGTTGAATCGGAAAGGCGGCTTGTTCGACGAGGCGGGCGGTTCCACCGATCCCTTTGGCGGCTAGGGCTGCTCCACGATCAGGTGCAATCGGGCGAGTAGCAAACTTTAAGGGGGCTAAGATCTGTTGCTCTTCCGATGGTGCGAGTGGGAGTGTGCTCGCTGGCCCGAAGACCTCCGGGACTGCTTGGGGCGGGGCACTGACTACTTGAAACTCATCGTCAGGAGAAGCGACGACTTCAAACTCATTGGGCGTCGAGACTATTTTAAATTCCTCTGCCATGCACGCTACCTAGGAATAAGTTGATTTCCTTGCTTTATAAAAAGGCGCCCGCTCTTATCTTTAACGATCGTCCCATCAGGCTGATTTTGGAGGCTCGCAGGAAGCGGCTTTACTGCTGCGGGAGCGGCTGGGGCTGCTGATGTTCGGGGGGTAGTGGGAGCTTGAAAGAAGTTGGAGATCGCGCCTAGGGTATCTGCCCACGAGGCATCCTTCTTAATTAGGCCTTGCTTGATGGCTACTTCGCGCATGCGATTGAGGACGCTCGCTTTAATCTCTTTCCCGGTCTTAAGCTCTAAAGCCCCCCTCAAAGTCTCTGCATCTATATCTGGGCCTATTTGTGAGGCAATTGCAGCAATATCCGGCAAAAGATCTTTAGCTTCTTTCGTCAGCGTGGTACTAAATTTAGCATAGTCTTTCTTCTGTTCCTGTCGTATTTCACCTAATTTTACTTGCTGTTGAAAGCGTTTCTCTCCTTTAACAAGACCACTTCTAACACCCACGAGATTGCGGATATTAACGGCTGCCTGCGTCGGATTACCGAGGGCGAGAGCAAGACCTGCCTGTTCCTGCGCACGCTCCTCCGCAGTCTCCTCATCATATCCAGCGTCAATCAACTGATTTTTAAAGGCGGTTTGTAGGCCTGCAACATCAAGAACACCGCGATTTAACCGACGACTAAAGAATTTACCCACTTCCATGGCCTGTTGGGGATCTAGTTTTTGGAGTTCTGCTTGGATCTCAGGTTTCAAATCTGGAGCGATTACAGGAAGGATCTTGCTAAACGCTTCGCGTTGAACTTGCTGCTCCTGTCGTTTACGCTGCTCATCTGCAAGCTGAAATGCTAAAGGAGCTTGACCCCCTAATCCCATAAAGAGGCCTGCAAGACTGGAGCCTAAGTCGGCATTCACTGGAGAAGTGGGCTGACTTACCTGGGTTGGAAGAGCTTGATTTTGAAGAGACGTAAGCAGCATCTCGTCACTACTTCCAGTGGGCAGCACGGGAGCGTCAGACTGATTTAGAGCTTGTGCTACTGGATCAGGATTCATGAATGGTAAATTTAGTGCCATATATTACCCCTGTAAGGAACCACCAAGAGACGAGCCTAAACCAAAGCCAATGGAAGCCCCAGCGGGCCCACCTAGGTATAAACCACCGAGTCCGCCAAGAACACCACCAAGAAGGCCTGCAAGTCCAAGGCCTCCTCTGTTTTGTATATCTCGTTGTTGTACCTGTTGCGCTTGTGCTTCGGCCAGCTGTGCCTGCAATTGGGCGAGAGCAAGTTGGGGGCTGAGTTGTGCTTGGGCGAGCTGTCCACGTAACCCCGCCTCTTGAAGCTGTTGTCCTCGCTGAGCAAGCTGGGCTTGTTGAAATTGTCCAAGTGATTGTAGCCCGAGCTGTTGCTGAGCAAGCTGACGCTGCTGTTGCTCTTGAAGTGCTTGGAGAAGTAGAGGATTTGCTTGAAGTCCAGCTTCAAGTCCCGCTCGACGGCTAAGCGCTTGAGCTAAGCCGGGAGACGTCGCACCCAATTGCCTCTGGATTGACCGTTGCTGGGCTCCGGCTTGCTGACGCAGAGCCTGTTGTCCTTGGCCTATAAATCCTTGGGCAATTACATCAGGTTGAGTGGAGAATTGCGGCGTAAATTGCTGAAGTGCAAGGGTCCCAGGAAGGGCGGCTCGTGCTTGGTCGAGCTGGCTGACTAAAGTCTGTTGTCCCGATCGTACCCCTGCTAAAGCTTCCTGAAGAGCTGCTGCATCTTCTGGTCGAAAGACCCGCTGTGTCGTGCCTCCTACCTCCATCGGGGTTCCCCGAAACGTTGAAACAAGGCCGGGGATTGATTGTGCAATCCCCGCCCCCAACTTTAATTGATCTGCTTGGGATAAGCTGTCGAAAAGTCCATTTGCCATAGATTACACCTTTATAATATAATTCAGAACGAGAGAAGGTTGAATATTACCAGAAGCTCCTACAGAAACACCTGATACATTGTTAACACTTCCGCTTACTGAAGAAGTCATTCCACTAACTGGCGCACTTGTTTGCAACCATACAGGTGACCCAATAGTATTTCCACCATCCCCACCACCAAAACCGCTATTATCATAGTTAAAAAATAATTGCGACCCTGTTACGATTCCAGTACCAAATGGGCTTGTAACTTGATTACCACTTTTTACAACGCCAAAATGTCCAACAGCCCCAGGAAGGTCAAATATAGCCATTGGAGCATGATGTCTATGAGATAGACTTGGAAAAGTACCACTAATAGAATGGGAATGTTGATGCTCTTGTATATGTTCACTTCCTAAGGTTTGCCCTAGGGGTGAAAAGGTGCCCGTATTTTTACCTGCGGCTACGCGCCCACGCATATCAGGAACTTTAGGGTTCCCGGCATCAGTTCCATATGGACTACCAGCTGCAATCAGGATCGCATGTAAAGCTGGATGTGATGCTGCGGTTACTGTCTGCCCATCACAGAGAAGCCAGCCTGCCGGAGCACTTGACCCCGCGTAGGGAACTACAACACCCGGAGGTATTGCAATGTTGACCCAATTTGTTCCATCGTAAACTTCAACAGCTTTGCGGTCACTGTTATATAACATTTCCCCATCAATAGGGCTGGAAACACTATTTCGTTGTGTAGTTGTTCGTGACGGGATACTGATTACATCTTTACGAATTGTAAAATTAACATTCCCGCCATAGTCAACTCGGACCGCACGCCCACTTGCACTTGCGCTGGTCATATTAATATAGGCAAGAGCTGCAATCGCAGATGATTCATTCGCATTATCAGTGATTTTTAGGATCGCCCCATTAGGCGCTAAGGCAACCCCTTGTAAGATATCAATTGTATTATCGCTGGAATTCTGGATAACCGAAATCGCCTTGCTAGCAGGAGACGAGATATTCCACTCAATAGCGCCCGTGAACTCAGCCAGGTAGCTCTGTTCAATCGAACCAGCTTGGAGCCAAGCATTGATAGCCGCAAAGTTGTCGTTCACATCGCTCGATTTGGCGCGTGTCCCGGCAACAAATTGACTGAAGTTTAGTAATGGCATTCTCGCTCCTTCTTCTTTAGTGGACTAGCTTACAGCGGATTTCCGGTCTCTTTTTCAAACCAGAATTGACCCGTTGCAGCCGATGCTGGAGCACCTGCTCCATTGCGGGTCGAAACAACTGCAACCACAAGCCCTGCTGACGTAAATAGATAGGGATGTATCTGGGTATCTCGACCAAAGGCCGACCCTGCGTTGATCTTGATCGTAAAGAGGGGTGTGGTAGTTCCTACAGTCACCGCCGCAGTTGAAGCAGCGTCATAGAAACTAGCGTACACATCACTTCCAGCTGAGTTGTTTTCTAACAACCAACCGTAGAGATTTCCCCGTCCTGCAAACACAAGTACTTTTGTTTCATCAATCGAAGGCTCATATTTGAACTTTGGATTGAGGGACGCACTCGGCGTCGGATTATAACCACCTGGCATTGTCGTTTACCTCATTTATAGGTTTATATTGGTCCCATGATTGACCCAGATACTCCCCACCCAAAGACAGAGACAGGGGAATCTGAATCTAATTGCTTTATCACAAGCTGCATGAATTTTGCTTTTCGATGCAAATTTTGGGTCAACTCCTCACGCTCCGATGTTGACCAAATTAGGGTATTCGGAGTCGTGGTTTCATCAAATTCAATATTGGTTGATCCCAGCACTATCGGCATCGGGGTAATCAATTCAAAGAACTTACCAGCATTCACCGTTCCAGTCTCAACTTCGAAAGCCATTCCGGTCGCAAACTCGGCATTCTCATCAGCATCACCTGAACGCGTCCATACGCCCGAGCTAGCAACATAAACCCCATTCTCGGTCTTGGTAGTTTGGTTTTTCACTAAGATACGATCGCCGGTAGTAGTCAACACCCCGTCAATTATCTGATTCCCGCTAAGTGGGATATTCGCCGTCGTTGCTAACTTCACTATCCCAAGCCAGAAATGATTATCCCAGTTACTTCCGGTCGCAGCAATCTTAAAACTCTTTACAAATTCTTCAGCTTCGTCAAGGTTAAAGCTGGCGGCAAGATCGAAGTTGGAGACGCCAACGGTCGATTCCGCAAGTAAATAGACATTCTTATAGAGCTTCGTCACCAAGGGTTGTCCTAGCGAGTACGGGCGAGAGACTATTCTGAAGTAAATTGCAAATCCGTCGTCATTTCCCCCTGTATTCAGTTTAAAATATTGCCCACGCTGATCTGGTCCACTCAAAGCACTAAGATCTAATCCCGAATTCCCAAAAAATACTTCAAAAGACCCATCAAGTGGGTTCTGAAACTGAAAGAAGCTAGCCGCCTGAATGCCGGGATGTGTCTGTTGCCGCTCGCCGGGAGTATAAAACGTCCATCTAAAATCGGGATAGCGCTGATAATCCCCCACTATGACGACGTCGGGCCTTAAACTCAATGGGCTTTGAAAGACTTGGAAGTAAATTCGACGGAACTTGGTATCATTGATTGCCGAACATCTAATGTTCTTGTCCGCACTAAACCCTAAGCGTGAGATGGTATCCTGGATGCGAGTCCCGATCGGCCTAATTTGCTGCCCATCGGTAGCATATATATTATCTTTACCAAGAAAGATCAGTTCGTTATAGACCTGAGTCTGAGCAAAGTGCGAGATAGCCCCGACCGTGGTTGACATTTCGCGATAAATAAATGTCACCGGATCTTCAGCTTTTGTAACCTCAGGCAACCCGATCTCCTCCAGCCGCCCTATGGACTTCTGTTTCAACACGATCGGAATACCGTTAACCTGCCCCAGACCCAGCACCTTATCAGTACTCCCAAATTCACCATTTGTTGAGACGAAATTTAATGCTGGAAACGTCTCAGGCATTGGGCCATGCTGACTAATCTTTGAGAAACGGACTTCGTTTAACTGGGAACTGACGACGAAGAGCCGATTTCGAGCTACAACTGGGAATTGGGCTTTGTCATAGCCTTCAGCAGCGAAGTCATCGAGTGTATCATTATCATATTCCAGCTGCTCATCTTCAAGCTCAGCATCTGCAATCGACGACTCATATGTATTAGTGGTCGTCGGGGGGTTTAATGTATCATCCGCGTTTGAAATCTCAGCTTCCAGAAATGGCACGGTACCGTTCACGACGGTTCTAAAAATCCGTATAATCAATGAGAGGCCTGTATTGTTAAGCACAGCAAGACTGCGTGGAATTTCGAGGGTCACCTTCTGTCCGGCGGCGGTAATAGCAACTGTGGTAAGGGGGGCTGGGTTCGTTTGATATAGAATCCGGCTCGTAGCATTCTGTCGTATTGCCCATGTATACGTATAGATATATTGACCTTCCGAGAGACTCCCGCCCGACGTTGGTGTACTTGCCGTTGCAGCTGTATCCGGATGAGCCCCTAATCCTAAGTCTCGAACGGCTGACCCATCATAGAGCGCCGGTAATTTAGTCGAATCGCCATTAAACATGAATAGACGATCTTCGAGCTGTACAAATGCCATACGATTTGCTGCGGCAGCTGATATCCCAGAGAAGCTCGGCCCAGCAGGGAGGAATGTTGGAAGATCTACAATCGTATTGCCGCTCTCTTTACCAATCCGACCATCTGCTCCTGAAACACCATAAAAGAGACGTTGGGAGATTAACCCATCTGAGGTCTTAAATTCAACCGCCGATCGAATCTCGAATGTGCTCCAGGGCGTCTCGAGTACAGGCACATAACCAGCGCGCTTTTCATAGCCCCCCGATGTCCCCAAGTTCGCATTCTTAGCATCTCTAAGAAAGCCAGGCGTTAACTGAGAAATCGGCGTAGTGCTATCCACACCGCTTGATTCTCCATATTCAACATCTTGTACGAAGTTACGGGTACTCATTAATCATTCCAGAAAGCGGCCCAGAGTGCTGCATCAAGATTCATCGTTCCCGACGCGCCGTCACCGCGCGCTTCATTCATATGCCTGATTCGATCCTCAGAGCCATTTGCGGCTCCGCGTAAGTCATCTTGAATGTCGGCTCGGATGAGAGCTAACGCTTCAGCTTTCTTCAGCTGGGCGCGATCATCATTCTCTCGATCTAAAGCCATCGCTATCACGTACTCAATAAAGGACTCTTGGTAGCGAGGAATAATAGTGGGAAAAATCGAGTTACTCACCGCCGTAATCATCGGCGGCGTAATCTTTCCATCAATCTTTAAGGTACCGCTCTCAAACATCGGGGGCCATAGGCGTATTTTGTTATCACCGATCGGAGCCCAAAGAGCCGCAGAATCAGTTGCAGAACCATCATCAGTCTCAGGATCGAGACGACGAATCTGGTTTAGCTGCACCTTCTTTAAGTAGACGCCATTCGTCTCATCGAAGATCGACTCAACATCCTCGGCTGACATATAAAAGCCGATAGTCGAAGGGCTAAGCTCGTACTCAGCGGTTCCGCTGGTAACGGGTAATTCCAGGCCGACCTTCCTAAGAAAGCGCCAATCATGCAACTTGCAGAATCGAAATTCGGCTAGACTTAAGGAGTTATTAATGTAATTCTCAAAATCCACACTGGTATTACCTACGTATTTCACTACGCGCTCGACAATCTCTGCAGTCGAAAAACCTTGCGTTAAACTAGGCATTCGAACCTTCCTTCTTAGCCAGCTTCTTAGCAAATTCAAATTTCTTGAAAAAATCCATTTTATCGTAATCACTCTCGCCAAGCGATTGGCAATTAAACAGGTTACGAGCTTTATCTAAGTCAACTAACTTCTGTTTTACCAGCGCCATTATAATACTTCGCCAGCCCGTCATCAGGATGCGAGTTTGCTCAAAGTCAAATACTTCATATTCAGGAACTTCCCCAGCTGGAATTCCACAGATAAATGTATCGAGTTGGCCACTCTCAAGACCTTCTAGATACTTTGCCTGACTACTATGCAAGTGCTCCGTCCCTAAAGTTGGACTCTGTCGTTTTTCCGCTTTGTAGTAAATACCATGACTATAGATCTCCCGATGAATACGAGACTTAGATTCCGTATTCACATAGAGCCTCGGATTTAACTTCTGAAGTTTCGATTGGAAATCATGTATATACATACTATTTATGATGGGTGATCTCATCAGATAGAGGGGAGAGTCAAGCCCTCCCCTCCCTCTAATTAGCTTAGGACAGTGCCGAAGCTGCTTTAATGCGAATCACTCGTTTTGCAGAGTTTCCGCTGTCAGTCGAACCAAAGTACTTCACGGCGAAACCATGAATCTTATAGCCGACCGTTGCGATCTGATCCAACGGGTCATTAACGCCCGCAGAGCCGTGAGGCTTTATGATCATTCGCACGCTTTCGCGCTCGAGTTCAACAACGCCGAAAGCTTCTTCCCCGATAACATAGTTGTTATAGAGGCTAACGCCTGCCAGCGAGGTTCCAGACTCATTCGGATCATCGACACCAGCAGCAATAGAAGACATCTTGTCAGAGACAAGGAGCTTCATGCCATACATGCGTCCAAATTCTCCACGCAGAATCTGCTGCTCATTGTTATACTTGCTAACATCGAGCCATGATCCGGCTTGTGAATCCGATTTAAGATCGTATTCCATAAACGGATGGAGAACGGCCACATAGGAGCCTGACTCGTGAGGACCGACGAACTCTTTTTTCTGCGCGACCATCGCTCGGATAAGTTCTTTATGATTCAGAACATCCGCAGAGGTCATCGCAGCATCGTTCGCCTGACCATTCACACGCCGAATTGCGGCGCTAGCGTCAAGTTCCGCGATAATCAACGCTTCGATAGTTTTCGAAGCAGCTAAACCGAAACGCTCAGAGAGCGATTTCAGCACAGGATCAATCGCGGTATCAACCAACAGATCAGAAACTTTCGAATACTGACCATATTGTTTAATCTGCGACGTGAAGGTATTGGATTCCACATCGATTTCCGAGGGAACAACCGCTTCCGAAAGCGGGGTAGTGCTTTCAGAAACAGATCCATATCTCAACCACTTAATGTCTTTTCCCATACCCTTTGGCATTCTCTGTTTCATTCCAAGAGGATAGAGCACAAGACGAGGCTCAAGTGTTTCGAGAAGTTTCCGCTCGTAATACGAATGTAGGTTCTTACTAAGACCGGAAGGATTTGTCCCAGTCGTTGTTAAGGCTGCCATTGTATATTACCTATTTATTAGCGAACCCGTAGAGTTTCTCAATCTCAGCGGTTGATAGCTTGTCAATATCGACAGTTCGATCACCGTCAGAAAATGAGGATTCACTTTGGGCTCGGCGTTTCTCTTCGCGAGAAGAAAGCCCATCTTTCTTAGCTCGCTCTACAGCCTGCCGCTCATAGTACGGAATATCCATTCCACGCGATAACGCATCAAGTAGCTGAAGAGTCTTCACGCTATTAAGCATTTCAGGTCGAATAAGATCACCATACTGCTGCACAGCTTGCTGCATCAGCGTTTCTCGTCGAGCAAAATCCTGATTAGCCTGTTTCTGCTGCCAGTAGTATTGCTGCGCTTCATAAGCACGCTGCTGAATACTCTGTTCTTGAGTCGTTCGTTGAAAAATTTCCTGCTGACGCCGTAAAGCTTCCTTTATGGCCATCTTAGGATCTTCGTCGAACTTGCTCTCAAGAGCCGAAAAAGGGTCAAGATCCGGCTGTGGATTATGCTGAGGCGGAGGGGCTTGAGTTGGCATCGGCTGAAGCCGCTGCTTCTCTATCTCACGATAGCGACGTTCAAGATCCTCGCGCTCTTTTCGAGTTGAACCCAGTTCAGACCGTAGGCGACCACTCTCTTTTTCAAGAGCTTGGTAAGCTTGCAGAATTTCTGCAGCGCTCTTACCTACGAACTTCTGTGGGATTGAGTTTAACTCATCAGATGAAGCAGATTGTCCCTCATTGGGGGTCTGCTGGCCCTGTCCCTCAAGGCCCTGTTCCGAGGCCGACATCTGTTCGGTTTGCTCGTCTTGTTTTTTGTCTTCCATTGGTTACTCCTTGGATTGACCGGCAAATGCCGGGTCCGGGGTTAGTTGAAGACGTTTCGCATCATGGATTCGCCATTCAATGTAATTCAGAAGACTCTGATAACATTTAATGGCTTCCTGGATACGTTTAAGCTTTTCAAAATCTGTTTCGGTTGTGAGTACATCGCGATACCGCTCAATCATGCTCTTTAAAAAGTTATCGCAGATCTCCCAGCCTTTAGAACGCGTCATCTCTTCCAGCGCTAAACCGGCTGCGATAGCTTCCCGTGTCTCTTCATCGGACAATTGGGCGGCTAGATCACTAAGCTCTGTCCCCGTCTCAGGGTCATATGGGCGAATCACTTCGTTTTTATACAACATATTCTCTCCTAACTAGGTACGCAGACCTAGATTTGAGAGTACCTGCTCTGTGGGCGACACAGAGGCAACAGCTCCGGCATTCGGTTGCGGGGCTGCCTTACCAATTTGGGCGTTAAGCATCTGCGTAGCTGCAAGCTGCTGCTGTTGCATTTGCTGACGCTCTTCGTCAGATCGAACAAAACGTTTGGTTTGGCGTCCCAAAATCGGGCGTAGAAGCGCTTCTAAAAGAACATCCATCTTAGCCGTTCCTGGCTGACTCTGTTCCGCTGCTTGAAGAATCTGGCTAACGGACTGCATCTTTTGAAACTGCCCCTCAACGCCCCCCGAATCCAAGTTGGTACTAACTGCAAAATCAAACTTTTGAAAAAAGGCATCTGGGGGCAATACTTGGAAGGGGTTTGGGGCATTTGGATCAGACACTCGAACCCACTTCTCGTCGGTCACAAACTGCCGATTCGTCATTAGCATAATCCAAGCAACTCGCTTAAAATAGAGATCAGCCAGTAAACGAGCCTTCAACCCTACTCGCGAAGAACTTAACCCTTGGATAAAATTGACGCCGGTAGCAGATCGCCCAAACTGCTTCCCAAGTTGGCTTACTGTTGGAGCGGCATTCACAAGAGCAGTCGCATTCTGAATATCCTGCTGGATCAGCGAAAACTCGTTCAGTGAACCAGCCGAAGGATCTCGCACTTCCAATGGCTTAACTGCATTCATATCATTAGTCCAGACCACGCCCCCAGGCCGACTAAAGAGACTCTTTGCAACAATTCCACCAGCCCTATCTACCAACATCATTGGATTAACAGAAAGGTTCACGACGTCTAAACGGGCATTACGCAGCGTATTTGCTTCCTTAATTAGAGGACGAATTGCCAACAATTCGGGAATTCCGTAGAATTCGTTTTCGCGGATATAGTTTACTGAAGCAACAAAGGGCTTAAATTTATAGTCATAGAAGTTCTCTTCAGCACGAATAACTACATCACCATTGGCAATAACAATCAAATATTCTTTGAAATTCCCATTCTGCTGAGGATCATATAGACCCCAGTATTCCCAAATCTCAATCCGACCATCCTTGATCCCAGTCTCTGCTTGATCCTGAAGACGCTCAAAGTCTCGTTTAAAGCCATCATTATCGTAGTAAGGAGGAGCCCACGCTGAAGTCCCTTTAATCGTAAGACTCTGCTCCAATTTATCTAAATTCTTATACTTCCGATCAGAGCGAAGCGAAGCAAGAGTACGATATGAGCGATGCACGCAGCCGCGCATCGAAGTAATATCGCCCGGTATCTTAACAGACCAATCAGGAAAGAAATCATAAATAGCGACAGGCTCAAGATCTGGCTGATCGAAGATTTCTTCCACAACCGGGAATTTCCGCGTCTCGACCTCACCACTTTGTGGGTTTATAATAGAAAGTCTACGAATAACCTCGAGTTCCTTAAATCGATAGGGAACTTTACAGATCGCCGTCCCATCAAGAAGCAAGCTCTTAATAAAGGCGGCTGTTTTCGTCTCAAAGGACATTTCCTCAAGCTGATACTGATGAAAGTCCGTAAGTAAATTCTCCCATTTTGCATCATCTGGACCCCGTCCGATAAAACGGACAGGGGAGCTACCACTCTGAAAAAAGATATCCATGATCTGAGGCAGCTGCGTCTCAATCACCGTAAACCCAAACGGCAGCTTTAAGTTGGCGCGTTGGATCTGCGAAGTCGAGGGCGACTGCCACGTTTCATACATCTCACGACTTTTTCGAGCTAGCTCTAAGAAAGGCTCGCGATAGGCTTGCGAGCGTTCCATGAAAGCACGAACCATCTCAACAATCCGCTGCTCTCGCAGAGACTCTTGAATCTGCTCTTTTGATCTTTCAAAGGGCTCGTCGCCACTATAGTGCATTGGCATTCACTACCCCAGTATAAATCCGGTTTCTGAGTCTACTACCACAGAATCGGGCAGTTGCTCACGATTGTATTCATCCCCGTCCCCAAAAGTCCGAGAACAGGCCATCTCTTCTGTCAGCGCTGCGGCCATCACTAGATCATCATGCGCGCCATCAGCAGCCTCTCGTCTTAAGGAGTTTCCGTTCTTCGTCGAAAGCTGGACAAAGGTTGTCATTTCTGAAATCAACGCCTGATCAAGAATAATAATCTTATTATCCTTAATCGAGGTCTTAAGGCGCTCAGTAATCATAATTTTGGTCTGACTCGTGGTCAAAAAGCCAACTTTCTTCGTAGGCTTCGCCGTCAGCTCATCGATCGCTGATCGCTTATACATATTGCGATAGCCCATCTGTTTTAAAACTTCAATCACCACATGCCCGTGGTTATTCGCTTCCACACAAAGCCAGGCGTTGTTATAAAACTTCGCTAGCTTGTAAAGCTCCTTAGCAAAGTCAGAGGGCAGAATCTGTCCCCAAAGTCGGGCAACGAGCTTATTAGTCTTTACGTCTTTGACATAAGCAGCACTGCGATCCTTCCCAAGTCCCCCAGCTGGATCGGCACCAATCACATACTGATGCGAAGGATCACTTTCTTCCCAAATCGCAAGAATACCTTTAGGATCCTCAACTACATCTATACTCGTACCATTTACCGAAGTATGACCAACGAAAGCCGGATCTCGCACATTTCGTTGTTGCATGCGCAGAATGGAATGAGGAAAGACCGATGCAGCATTTGCTAGAAAGCAATCTTGATCATTCGTCGGATACTCATTCTCAAATTTTTCTTCATCACCATTACACTTGGCATCAATGCACCAGCGACGCCACAGAAGATGAGCAGGTGTAATCTTTCCTTTATAGCTTTCAAGAAGCTCGTATTCACGCGCAGTCCAGTTTGCAGCTTCGGGCATATCCCACTTATCAATATCTTCCGGATAGTGCTGATACCAAGGAACAAAGAAACCTCTATAAGGGGCCAATTTCCCCTTACTCTTCCACATTTGCCAAAGCCGGTAGAACTCGCCAGCTTGACCAGCAGCAGTAGACTCGAGTGTTACCTCGCCATTATCAGGCACGCCATTTACAGAACCTATGAGGCGATCGTCATCAACACGAGCAGCTTCAGATACGTGCAAGAAGTGTAACGTCTTTCCACGGAAATCGTGCATCACTAGGATTGAAGACTCAAGAGGTCGGCCTAGTCCATCATGTGAAAACGAGAGAGCAGTTGCCGAATCCGCCTTTTGCTCCGGCTTATAAAAGCGTCCCCAATCGCGAATAAACCAATTATAGGAGAATTTGGTGATATCATTAAAAATTGTCTTAACCGTTCCGAGCTTATGACAAAGAATGCCAGAACGACTATTAGGCTCCCAAATGGCATAATCAAGACCACGAATGCAATTAAGCGTAGTAAAACCAACCTGACGACATTTAAGGACCGTGTTCCGCGAGCCCTTCGTTTTAAGATATTGTTGTTGGGGACCGTTTGGTTTAAAGAATATCGCTTTCTTAGACAGTTTATCCTGAACGCGATATAAGTTCTTAATACGCTCTTCATGTCCAAGAGCAAGCATTGCATCACGGAAAGCTACCCTACCAGCCGCTATACCCTTTTCTTCCGCTATCTTTTTGACTTCTTCAAAAGCTATTTGGAATTTGGGTGTATAATGCATAAAACTTATTTTTTATAGTTTTCTTCAAAATCCCTTTGTTCTTCAGAAATCGGGTCAGTTTTTGCAATTGAACAATCTAAACAAAAAGGGCCCTCTAGAATCTTAAGAAAATAGAAACTAGGAGTTTCAAGTTGATACCAATAACAACCGGTATCTATTTTACTTTTAAAATCCGCCCATGAAATAGTCATTTTTAGCTTTCTTTACTTAAAATTATAAGTCCAGATTGAAATTTTTTAGCTCCAGAAGCGAGTCTACGAATCTGAACTTCAACAGATTGAGCATAATATAGAGGAATATTCAGAGGTGCATGCCATACTAGACGGTCATGTGAACTTTTAGAAAGTCCTAACATACTTTGATTCATATCCGTAATATCATCTAAGTCATAAATCGTATCACTAGTGATTTCATGATCTGACAAGGAAAAGATAGTATTGGCATCAACCCGCAACCGAAATTCCCAACCATTAAAAGTCTCCACATTTATTAGCATACCTGCTATAAAGCCTGAACCTGAATACGAATAAATAGTTGTCCAATTAGTTGAGGGTGCAATGCTTGTGTTTCTTGCAACTGCGGACATATCGTCATATCGTAACTTCTTAGACCAAGAAGGCGTCGTTGTTGTAGCTGAATTAAAAATAGCATCAACCTTAAGTCTGTCTCCGACATTTCCAATTAGAGTTCCATCAGTATTACCTTTCAGCTTTACTAAGCCCCTAATTACTCGTAAAAGTCCTTGATACATTGTCGCTACGCCCCAAGTAAGACTAACTTACTACCGTTGTTGTCTTATTATATTCGTCGCCTGTGTAGCTATGCGTGAGAGTGATAGTCTTTAGAGCTGACGTACCATTCGTATCGTAGAGTGTAATCACTTCACTGGTTACATTGTCATTCGTATAATTGAGTTGAATTTTGGCTCTCCGATTCTCTGTAACCTGGGATGAAGAATTGAAAATCTCGGTGTAGTCAATTTCACCCGACTCTAGATAAGTAACCTTTTGTGAATTCGTAGATTTGTAAAGCTGATTTATCCAGTCCTGAATTGTAGGTCCAAGGATTGTGTTACCAATTGACGACAACTCAACTTCAGCAGCAACTTGAGGTCCAACTACTTTTTCTACGTCAGCGGAAGTCTTTTGAAAGAATCTTCCATTTTTTGCGTAGTGGGAAAGTTGCCCTGAAGGAGGGGCTGCTGGTGCAGAAACCAGGTCATCGTATTCAACACGCGAAACCTCGGTAAGTGAATCTTCATCCCAACCAGCTTTACCCACGATATAATCCTTTGCGAGACATACGCCCCTCGGAAGAGAGCACCAGCCGCCTCCTAAAGCCCCCCAGGGGAGCAGGCTAGCCGCCCCTGCTCCCCCAAGTGCTCAATCTAAGTCACTCGACTTAGTTCTGAGCTAAGATATGATACTGAACTTTCCAATCAAAAGTCTGAGCAGCAAGACCTTTTACTTGAATAAGCAGGTTGTTGCCAGACACTGCGAAGTCCGCGTCCAAGGCGACGTTGGATTCGCTCTTAAACTGCTGTTGTGTATTCCCTTGCTGAGTTGCTGAGCCAGCAGCCGCGCGATAGAATGCACCTTCCAGTACGTACACCCCGCGACCTTGTCCACCACCATCAGATCGACGTCCGATGATTTCTGCACGAATCAGATAGACTGTATTATCAGCCAATGCAATCGTTGCAATAGTAGTCGTGGTAGCATCAACAGTCTGCACTTCCGCTTCCGCGTGAACCATTGATCCGAATTCAAACTTGCTGCCATCAACGATCTTAACAGATCCTTTGGTAGCATGTGCAGTTGAACGCAGTTCTAGATTTTCACTAGCAGCTACGCCGCCATTTGCAATCTGTCCGCTAGCCCGACCAGCCAGTAAAAGATACTGAAGATGATCGTCATCCGACAGCCCAACCAATAGGCCGTGATCTAGATCATCGTTGATGTCTGAAATGTCAACTGCTAACGTGATGCTATTTGCATCAGAAGTAATATCTAGTCGTCCATCAGCCGATTTTATTGATTTAAATTCTAAAACACCAGTAGTCGCATTCTTTTGTGCGAAAATGCCTGTTCCAGTTCCGAGATTACTTGCATTTTCAGGCAAGATAACTTCAGAAACAGAAGGCTGTTTCAAATACAGATGGTTACTCTTGAAATAGAGCAACATCTGCCCTGAATCAGCATCTGAAGGCGTCGAAACCAGATTTTCAAAAGCCTGCTCGCTTACGTTAAATAAGCGACGCTCATCCCATCCGAATTTAGCCATTTTTATATTCCTTTTCTATGCAGAGAGCCTGAGACAGCCCCATGCTATCTCGAGCTAAGATACGTCATTTCGTTCAATCTGTGGCTGCCATTTAATTGTCTTTCCAGCAGATCCAGTCACTTGAACTTGAAAATCATTTCCACTAACCAATAAATCGACTCTTAGAGCTGGGTCAGTGCTATTTTTTTTAACTTGGAATACATCGCCAATTACTGCAACACCAGCACTCTCCCGCTTTACTTTTGCTAAGAGCATGAAATCTGCATCCGTTCCACTTGCGTCCGTACGCCGAGCCACGACTGTCACTTCAAATTGATAAGCTGTATTATCAGCAAGCGTTTCGCTGTACGCTATAGCGGTCACTGCCCCGACAGTAATCGTAGGAGCAATGCCGGTTACAGCTCCACCAGCAGCCTCTTCAATCGCCTCTTGAACCGTCTTCGAGACGAACCCGTTAACCCGCTCGGGATCAGATAAAAACCGAATATTAAATGCTGCATCGGTATACCTGAGATGCAAAAGAGCATACGAATCTGCTAACGTTGGGCTAGTTCCTGATAAATCATAAGTCCCATCATTTATAACAATGGAACCTGCCTGAATATAAGGCGTGATCTCAGCAAGAACAGCTGCCGATGCCCAAAGCAGATACTCTTGCGGTGATAGCGTACGAGAGCTTGACGCAAGAAGTGTGACGCCAGCAGAAGACAGCGTAATCGGGCTGCCAGTCGTATTTTTTATTACTTTCGCCAAGGATTACCTTTTTAGTAATCCCCCAATCAGAGCGAGATGGGCCGAGGCCCCAAAACGTTTTAGTATAATCCGTCGAGGATAATTCCAACTACGGGATTAATCGCTACTCCTGCAACCAGTCTAACTGCTAACTGCCGTCCACTTGTAACTGCTACGTTTACACTGTGCGTTGCTACTTTCTGCCCTACAGGAATACTTACAGTAACTAAATCAGTAAATGTGACTCCGTTATGTTCCTGGACATTAAAGGAAGCCGGTACTCCAGTAATATCTTCAGTCACAACTAGTAAGATGCGCTTAATAGTTGGACGATTAAATGGAACTAGCCGACCAGACCGATTTGATGGAACGCCATCATTAAGTAGGTACTCACCTGCTTCTGCATCGGCGGTTGCAAGACTTGCAGTCACCGTATCCCAACGGCCCCAGGTAAAACCAGGAGAGGCTGAAGAACCAAAGCCACCGATAGGTGTCTCAACGCCGTTATCGTCCAGCCTATAGAGTACTTTCTCTCTAAAGTATAGTTCAAGAGTATTTCGTTGCGGAGCCGGAGGAACAGCCCCCAGATTGCGCATACGAACTGTCTCAATAAAGAACGTTTGACGTGGATCATTGCTATTGCTACCACGAGCCATGAATTAGATAATCCCCTCATCGTCTTTAACGCTGACCGCCTCTCGCCATCCAAACATCGCACTTCCCATTAAAGAGGTTTGGAGAAACCTCCAACATCCTTAGGTAATACTGTCATAGACGGGAATGAATCCGAGACTATTTCCAGCTGCATCAAAGATCTCAATCTTCTTAGTTACCGTACCAAGAGTAGTGGCAGCTGTAGAATTCCCAACACCCAAGTTCCCCGTAATTCTCACATTTTGTCCTACCTTAACGTCTCGTCCCACATAAATATCGCGCGGCCTGCGCAACGTGGTACCGCCGTTAGCACTCCCAACGTCATAGAGGTTGTCAGTAACCCATGTGTGGTTCTGGTACCATTCTACTAAGCCCGGATCAAAATATGCATACTGCGGACCGATAGAACTTCCAAACCGAAAACGAACAGCATCGGATGTAAGCCGCATACCAAAACTCGAGTCACCACGGATTTCTGCATACAGTGTGGGGAAGGTGCCCCACCGGATGCGCCCACTACCTGTTTCGCTATTGATGTTCAAGGTTCTGTCCAAATAAATATCCCGAACAGCCTTACGATTCACGCCATCATCAGAGCCAATGCTGTAGGTGTCCCCAGCTGAGAAATTAATATTCCCCGACATTGAGTTGTCGCCGTTTGTGTGAAGCGATAACGGATCGATCTCTACGCCATAAGGTTGGAATACGAGGGAAGTAACGCCCAAGGAAATTGGGTCGTTTGTGGTGAGAATGAAGATTTTGTCGCCGAAGGTCGCGCCTTCAGTAACGGCTACAATCATGCCAGAGGTCACTTCGCTGTTGGAGTCAGCGTCGGGGGAACGAGACCAAGCACCAGAACTAGCAAGGTAAATGCCATTGTCCTGCCCGGCTGTTTGGTTCTTTACTAGCACACGATCGTTCGCGTTAAGCGCGACGCCGTCGATGGTCTGAAGACCGGAAAGCGTAATGTTGGCTGTAGTAGCGACTCTGACTGAGTCTTTAACGTCGGAAATTGGGGAGGCTGCCACAGAACCCCCACCAGAAATGAAAAAACCCATTCTCTAACCCCTATTATTGCACTATAACACAGAATGTGCTATATTGCAAGAAATATTATTTAGACTTGACAAAAACTGAAAAGTGTGATATTGTGTACTTAGCCCCCCCGGGCTTGTCTAGGTACTCTTGCTGGCTGCGAAGCAGCCTGTCCTGTCAATGCTGACTCGGTAGCCGCCGAGCCTCGCTCACCACTTCCGGTGAAGATCAGGCTCCGGATCTTCTCGGAGACCGCACGCAGGTGACGCGTAAGCGCTAGATTGAAGCCTAGCGAGGGGAGTAGATGAAGGGAATACGCTTCCCATCATACTTTAATCCTAGCCTAGTCTTGCTTACTTGTCAAGTAGTTTTTGCCGCCTGCCGCCTGCCGCCTGCCGCCTGCCGCCTGCCGCCTGCCGCCTGCCGCCTGCCGC